ATACAGGCATCTATTCCCCTGGCGCAAACCAACTAGCCCTCGCCACTAATGGCACAGAGCGCGTTGAATTTGGTACAAGCGAGGTTGTGTTTAATGATGTCGGTGCTGACGTTGATTTCAGGGTTGAAGGCGATACTAAAACAGATTTATTTTTCATAGATGCTGGTAATGATCGCATACAAACAAATGGTCCTATAGCCGTTGGCGGTGCCAACTTCGGATCCGCTGGTCAAGTTCTTGTTTCTAATGGTTCCAGTGCAGCGCCTTCTTGGGAGCAGATCACTCCAACAGCAGTGTTTGGTTGGGATCATGATGACGACACCTACGGACTTTACCTCCCTGGTACTAGTGTCAAAGTTAGCGATCTGACTGGTACTGTTGACATCGACGTTCAGTCACGAATGCGTCGTTGCGTTATCAATGATTCTGGCGTTGTTCAGTATTATCTTGATGCCGATGATAGTGACCTAAAATCTGGCGATTGGCTTCGCATTGTGGAAACCGAAGCACTTGATACTGCCTACACCGGCACAATCAGCGAAAGCACAAACTCCTTGCTGCGTGTTGGTGTACCAGCATGGTCCGCTGGTACATTCACCCTTGGTCAACGTGTTACCCATAGCGGTTCCCTTTGGGAGTGCATTGCAGCAACCACTACGGCTACACCTGGTGCTGGTACGGTAGCAAGCGATCTTACCGGTACTGACGGTCAAGTCGTTGTTGAAATTCCAGCATTCAGTGTGCGTTATGGCTTCTTGAATGGTGTACACACTCGTGAAGTAAAGCTTGGCTGTAACGATGCTTTAATTGCACAAGGATTTCAACCCCATCCGGCATTTATTAAAACTGATGGCAGCTATAAAGATGCTTTTTACTTTGGTGCATATCACATATATGATGACTCTGGAACTGGCTCTAGCGTTAGCGGCCAGATAAACACCCGCAGTCAAACTCGTGCTACGTTCCGCACAGAAGCAGAAGCCCGTGGCACTGGCTGGCACGTATTATCTTACCTAGAGCTAGCAGCAGTTCAAACGTTGCTGGTTTGCGAATATCAGGATTACAACTCTCAACGCGCCATTGGTAATGGATCTGATGCTGGATCGACATATGGTGTAACGACTGGTCAAAGCGATGGCGATGGCAACCATAGTGTTAACAGCACGGATAACGGATCCGCTGCCGATGACTACATGTCATATCGCGGCATTGAGAACCTGTATGGTCGCGCTTGGCAGTTTGTCGATGGTATCAATATTTACGAACGGGTGGTGTATTTAAGCAACGATCAAACCGCGTTTGACGATAATACGTCTGATGGCTATGAATTTTACGCTCAAGTGCCAAGTGGATCATCCTCCTACCAAAAGGAGTTGTTCCCCCTGCCCGATGTGTTCTTGCCCTCAGTGGTAACTGGAGCTAGTAGTACTTCTTACCTAGGCGATGCTTTGTGGAGTTCCACCGGCTGGCGTGTGGCCCTTGTAGGCGGCTCTTCGCTCCTTGGCGCTCGGGTGGGGGCCTTTACGTTGGCTCTGGACAACGCGTCTTCGCGTGCCCCCGCCAGCGTCTCCGCCCGTCTTGCCTTTGCCGAAAATTGAAAAACGTGTTGAAAGCTATCCAGGAGTGCTATAATGCTCTTAGGCTTGACTCTGTTTACCGGCTGGCGTGTAGCCAATGTAGGCGGCAATTCGAACAATGGCGCTCAGGTGGGGGCCTTTACGTTGAATCTGAACAACACGTCTTCGAATGCCAACACCAACGTCTCCGCCCGTCTTGCCAATGCCCTCAGACACCTAGCAACACTATCTGTCATACAGAGCAGGCCTCACCTCTTGGTGAAATAGTTGCAACGCACAAGGTACTAGTAGGTTTCTCGAACGTTCCGCAATGCTGAGGGCTTAAAATTAAATGAAAAGATACGGCAACCTCTACGAAAAAGTTTGCGACCTAGAAAATCTTCGCATAGCGTTGTATAGCGCTAGCAAGACCAAAAAGCATATAAGTTCGGTTAAAAGAGTCTTAGAAAACGAAGAAAAATACTTAAACGACCTAAGAAATTTATTGTTGAACGAACAATTTGTTAACGGTAAATATCATGTTTTTCAATTAACAGAACGAGGCAAAGAAAGAACCATACACTCTTTACCTTTCTACCCAGACCGCATCATACACCACGCAATTGTTCAAGTATGCGCTCCGTTCTGGATAAAAAGCTTTATTAGAGACACATACGCATCTATTCCTGGACGTGGTATTCACGATGGAGTTCGGCGTATGCAGAGGATTATCCCTAGCTGCAAAGGACATTACGTCCTTAAATGTGACATAACAAAGTTTTACCCCTCTGTAGATCACCAAGTGCTCAAAAATATTTTACGTAGACAAATTAAAGATCCTAAACTCTTGAAGCTTTTAGACATTATTATTGATTCTGGACCTGGAGTCCCTATTGGTAATTACTTAAGTCAGTACTTTGGAAATTTAATTTTAAATCCATTTGATCACTGGATTAAAGAAGATAAACACATAGAAAATTATTTTCGTTACTGTGACGACTTTGTTATTATCCACGAGTCTAAAAGGGAACTACATTCCCTGTTTGCTGAAATAAAAGAAAAGCTTATTCAGTATAAACTAAATATCAAAGGAAACTGGCAAGTATTTCCTGTCGATTGCAGGGGCATTGACTTTCTCGGTTATCGGTTTTGGCCTGACAAAACAATGTTACGCAAAACAACTCTTCGCAATTTTTCACGACGCTTAAGAGTAAAAAAGATGACACTCAACGGGGTGTTAAGACTGCGCCACGTAATCGGCACGTATAGAGGTTGGTTAAAATACTGCGACAACCGCGGGTTTAAGAGAAAACACGTACTACCTGTAAAAACTAGGTATGACAGGTATCTACGTCGTCTTCGCTCTAGACTGTTGAAGGCTTAATAGATAAGTATACTTCAAGCTATGTCTACCCTTGTCAGCTACGGTTCAACCCGTCCCAATCCTCGCCTACTTCTTAATCGCTGGGCAATTCCTCTTGGCATCACCTCGACAGTCGATGATGACGGAATTGAACTATTTGTGGGTTATGAAGCCAAGTCGCTAACACTCTTTGCGCATGACATCGACGCAGCGATAGCGGAATGCGACCTGCCTGACGATATTGATATTGCTGCGGATCGGCACGCCGCTATCTGTCATGGAATCCGCCTACAACGAGCAAAGGAATACCCACCGGCTAGCGAATACCTTGACGGCGTGGCAAAAAGCGATCAAGAGCAGATTGACGCCTACATAGCTGCGTGTTTAGCGGTAAAAGAGAAATATCCTTTCCCAGACCTCTGAGTCTGCAATACTACTCAAGAGTACGACATGCCAGAACTCTAAAAATCCGTTGAAAGATAAGTTAGGTAGCTAATTTATCAACTACAAACCGCTATGTCCGACACTCCTACTATTCAATACACCTGGTCTATCGTTAATCTCGAGCGACACACAAGCGACGGAATTGTGTACACTGCTCACTATACCGTGAATGCGGGAGACGGCATTTATACCGCCGGAGCTTACGGCTCTATCGGCCTCGAAGCACCTGCTGAAGGCGACCCCGTAATCCCCTTCTCCGAACTGACCGAAGACACTGTGATCGGCTGGGTGAAGGAAAAACTGGGTGGCGAGGAGAAAATCGCCGAGATTCACTCCGCCCTAGCCGACCAAATCTCCGAACAACGTAGTCCGTCCAAGGCATCAGGCCTCCCCTGGTCCTGAAGCTAATTTCCTGACCGTAATCAACATCCGGTCAAGGAAATCTTGGGGTATCTTCCCCTCCAGATCCTCACTCGCCGTCTCCGGATGCTCCGGCCACCCCGAACTTACATAGGACACAAACTCCTTAAGTTCCTCCACTTCCATGTAGCGACCGGGCAGGAGGTCCCAGGACCCTCCAGTACACACCAAGATGTCACCGCTAAGAAGGATAACAATATCTCCTTCCGAGCAATCTTCTCTCTTGGGCATATCGCTTATGCCCTTTCTCAGGATGTATATGGAGGGTACTAGCATGACGTCTGAAGGGTAGAATTATAAAGGGGGGTAGTCAGTAGAATCACTTACTCGCCCCCTTTAAATATGTTATCAAAACTCTTCTTTCTTCTCTACCTCCTCCTCTGGGAACAGCGAGTCAAGAGCCTGCTCTAGCTGAGCGGCCATGCTATTAACCAGGTGCTGGTTGCGGCTCGCTTTCGCATCGGCATAAGCATCGATCAGTACGGCAAGGTCTTTTTTGTCCATGGGGATTAGAGCTCTCCGGCAATAAGGGTCCGGCATTCCGGACTACGCCAACAGTGTAGCATAGAATCGGTTTCGTTGAAAGCTAGATATACGGTTCTCTGCACCCCTATGGCTAGAAACATCAAAGACTTCGAGATTTCGAAGACATTCAGTAATGTTGTGTTAACAACAGTAACCGGTCAGCCCGATACCGATGGCGTACCCACCCAGTTCCTCTCCAATCAGCGTACTGGTAACACCTCTCTTCGAGATCAGGGTAGGTTACAAGATGGCTTCGGATCCGAAATCCCTCTCGTCCTCTCTCGCAACCTTATCGAAGTAGAGACCGAACCGACCAGCGCTTACTCCGTCATGCGCCGCG